GTATATGACAGCAACAGGCAGACGAAGGCGGTCCTCTCGCCGGATGACAGCTCGACGCAGGTGAAGGCGCTCCAGGGTGACAATGTCCTGACGCTCTCCTTCACCCTGTACGAACACGTGGCGCTTGAGGTGAACGACTACGTGGACTTCTGCGGCGAGCGCTACTGGCTTCTGGAGTGCTACCTTCCGGAGGAGGTGAGCACGCAGGAGTGGAAATACGACGTGAAGTTCTACGGCATCGAGAGCCTGATCAAGCGGTTCCTGGTACTGAACGTGGTAGACGGGGATCCGGAGCCGGTGTTCACGCTGACGGCCCCGCCGCGTGAGCACGTGGCGCTGGTCGTGAAGTCGGTCAACGACGGGCTGGGCGGCATTACCGACTGGAAGGTGGGCACAGTGGAGGGTACGGATAACATCGTGATCGACTACGAGGGGAAGTACTGCCACGAGGCGCTGAAGGAGATCGCCGAGGCCGTGGGCGGACAGGCGGAATGGTGGATCGAGGGCCAGACGGTGAACGTGTGCCGTTGCGAGGACGGGGTGGAGCTCCCTCTGGCCTACGGGCGCGGGCTGACGGGCCTCTCGCGTGACAAGGCCGACGGCGCGAAGTTCTACACGCGGCTGTTCCCTGTCGGCAGCTCCCGAAACATCGACCCGGAAAGATACGGCCATAGCCGCCTCCAGCTTCCGGGCGGCGCGAAATACGTGGACGTGGATGTGGAGAAGTACGGCATCCATCACCACTACGAGGCCGACGCCTTCGCGGGCATCTACCCCCGGCGTGTGGGTACCGTGACTTCGGTGCGCAGCGAGGAGGTGACGGGCGAGGACGGTGAGCCCTTCACGATCTGGTATTTCCGGGATGACACGCTGACGTTCGACCCCAACGATTACGAGCTTGGCGGCAAGGTGAAACGCGTCTCCTTCCAGGAAGGCTGCGAGCTGGCCGGTCTTGGCGAGGAGGAGGACGGCACCTATTATTTCGAGGTGAACTTCAACAGCGATACGCGCGAGTTCGAGATCATCACCATCTGGCCGTACTCCGACGACACGCAGCTTCCCGGCGGCAGCCTGGTACCGAAAGCCGGCGACTGTTACATCCTCTGGAATATCCGCATGCCCGACGAGTATTACGGCCTGGCCGAGGAGGAATACCTGACGGCCGTGAACCGTTACAACGCGGAGAACGCCGTGGACGTCTCGGTGTACAAGGGCCCGACGGACCACGTGTGGGTGGAGGAAAGCGGCGCGGACCTGTATGTGGGCCGCCGCGTTCGACTGGAAAGTGAGGAGTATTTTCCGGAAACGGGCTTCCGCAGCAGCCGCGTGACGAAGGTGACGCGCAAGGTTACGCTTCCCTCGCAGATGGACCTGGAGATCTCCGACGCTCTCTCCACGGGGGTGATGGAGAGCCTGACGAACCGGATCGACGAGGTACGGAATTATACGAAGACCGCCGTGTCCGGTGCGAACCTTCCGGACATCATCCGCAGCTGGGACAATACGCTACCTACTGACAACAATCTTTTCTCGGCCCGTCGGAGCCAAAACGAGTTCATCAGCAAGAAGAAGGCTGACCGCGCGAAAAAGAGGATCACTTTCGAGGAGGGTATCGGTATCGGGCTGGAGGAGAACGCCGGTATTGACGGCAAGGGCAACGCCGAACTGCTGACCCTTGTCGTGCGTGAACTTCTTCGCAGTCCGAAATTCGTGGACGGCCTTTTCGGCGAGGGCTGGCGGTTGTGGATGGAGAACGCCCTTTCACACCTTACCATCGACAAACTGACGGTGCGCCAGGTCATGGTGGTATTGGAGATGCTCATCGAGAAAGTCCGCAGTGTCGGCGGCCAGCTCTGCGTCAGCGCCGCCAACGGGAAGATAAAGGCGGTCGAGGAGCAGGACGGGCTTTATAAGATCACGTTCGAGCAGGATAACACGTTTGTGCCCCATGACCTGATGCGCTGTGCGACATTCACCGGCGGCAGCCTGAAAAGCTACTGGGTGGAGATTGCCGGTGTGGAGGGTGATTCCATCCTGGTGGCCGCGGACGAGTTCGGCGCTTCCCTTCCCGTCCCCGGCGACGAGTGCGTGCTGATGGGCAACACGGAAAATCCGCTGCGCCAGAACCTGATCCTGATATCGGCCACCGAGGACGGGCAGCCCCGTATGGACGTGATGGACGGCGTGAAGGCGAAGAACTTCACCGGCTGCCTCCGTGCGCGTCTGGGCAATCTGGACGGTATCAGCGATGACTGGTTTCCGGCGGACAACCAGCCGCACGGCAACGGCCTTTACAGCGACAACGCCTATCTGCGCGGTACGTTCCTTCTTGTGACGGGTGAGGATATCAAGACCAAGTTCGAGATAGTCGAGGGGAAAATTGTCAGTTCCGTCACCGCCCTGCGCAATGACTTCGCCACCGAGCGCGGCTACCTGAACAACCCCGCCTTTGATGACGGTCTTATGAAGTGGAGCACGGAGAACGAGACCGTGTTCTTCCTTGTGGGGAACCGTTGGATCTGGGCAAACGGCAACGTGCTGACGAAAAAGGGTGACAGCGCGAGTGTGACGGAGGATGACGGCAGGACGGTGGTGCGCATCCGGAACAAATACATCCTCCAGAAACGCGAGAACCTGAAAAGTATTCCCTCCATGCCTGAAAACGACAATGGGGAGAAGGAAGCCGTCCCGGTGTTTCTTACCTTCTTTTACCGCTGTGCGACGGCCGGCACGCTGCGTGTGGAGTTTGTGGGTGTGGATAAGACGGGTTTCTCCAATTTCAACAGCATGGAGGTGGAGGAAGAACTGTCCGCGACCGACGGGTACGTACAGTACACCTGTAGCGGACTCTGGAACGGTACCGGTGATTTCAAATTGAGTTTTACCGGCGATATTTACCTGTATATGCTCATATTGAGCACCGACCGTGTGGAATCCCTGACCCACCGTTATAAAACCCTTTTCGAGCAGTCGGAGCGTCTGGTAAAGATATCGGCGGCCGTGTTCGACAAGGACGAGAACATGTTGGAAGAGACCGGTCTGGTGGTGAAACCAGAAGGTGCGGGCATATATGCCCAGGACGCTGACGGGAAACTGGCGCTTATCGGGGTTTCCGTGGACGAGACGGATGCCGACGGCAACCGTGTCAGCGTGGTAAAACTGACGGGCGACCATATCAAGCTGGAGGGACTTGTGACAGCCAACGAGAACTTCAAGATATTGGAGGACGGGAGCATCGAGGCGAAAAACGGGAAGTTCACGGGCGAGATTGACGCGGATACGGGCAAAATAGGTGGTTTCTCGATTTCTTACGGGCATATAGGCATTGACAAGGACGGTGGCGTCAACGGTATGTTTCTTTTCAACGACATGATCGGCTTCAACGGTGACAACATGCAGGCACTCATCGGCTGTTACAGTGACCTTGGTACCGACATCCTTGGCCGTTTCGTGAACACGCAGTCCGGATACCTTCCGAACTACGGCCTGATTTTCAGCGTTCAGAACAGTCTTTCGAACCGTAACTACGCGTTTATCGGGACGGGTGACGGTATTCTGAAAGGTGTAGTGGAGGGCTTCCGCCTGAACTGGATTGAGTTCAGCCAGGCGAAAGAAGCCAAGTATATCAATCTTAATCGTGGCAAGTATGTGGAAGTCTGCGGCAATTATGGTGACTGCGTGCTGATGCTTCCCAAGCTTTCCGAGCTCCGCACCTCGCTGGGTTTGGGCACCACCTCGACCGAGGATATCGCCGTGCGCCTGACAGTCGTGAAGCGTTCGGGTTCTGACGTGAGACTTTACGGGCGCACGGGTGATTTCACGGTGAACGGCTCCTCCGTTGATACCGACCAGCACCCGTATTTCCGCGACAATAATTTCGGCAACACGGGTTATTGGAACATGGGCAACGGCGATGTCGTGGAGGTCCTTCTGACATACAGTGCGTCTGAGTACAACGCTTATACAGTAAGTATCCATCGTTAAAAATCATATTATGGCAAGAATCAATTTTAAAGAGTTGCCGGTTTATACCGGCATATCCCGCAAGAAAACAGTGACGGGTGATGCGAGGGAGTCCTTTGCTGACCTGCTGTACACCCGTATGAACGGCATCCGTGCCAAGAACCTCGCCCTAAAGATATTCAACAGCGAGGGTGATATGTATCTGGATGCCGAGGACGAGAAACTGGTGCGTTTTGCCGCCGTGAACCTTTGCGTCCCTTCCGTGGGCGATGCGATTATCGATATGCTTGATACAGGTAAAAAAGAAATTAAGGAGGAATAATTTATGGCACTGACAGACGCAGAGAAAACCGAATTGAAGAACGACATCCTGAACGCGATCAAGGCAGAGAGCCAGGGTGTGAATGAGTTGACCGAGGTCACCTCGCTGGACAATATCAAGAGCCTTCCTGCTCTACGGGGCACGGAACTTGTGAGTGCTCCCATATCGCTGCTGGGCAAACCCGCGACAGATGCCGCTGCCACGGCCAATGCCGCCGCCACGAAAGCAAATAATGCGGCTACCACTGCCACGAACGCTGCCCAGACGGCCACGGAAGCCGCCGGTACCGCCAATTCCGCTGCGGAAACGGCTAACGCTGCTTCCGAGGTAGCGGTGGCAGCCGCCGGTGAGGCCCTTCAGGTGAAACAGGATTACGCAAACACCGCCCTTGCCGCCCTTAAAGGGGCCTCCGCCCGTTTCGGCGGCTTTGTCGATATTTCCGGCGATGATGTCGATTTCTTTGAAGACAGCGAGGAACATTCCCCTGAAGAGGTTCTGTACAGCCCCTCTCACAAGTCGTTTGTGGTCCAGGCGAGCGTCAAGGAGTATTACTCGTCCTGGCCGGGCAGCGGGATATACAACCAGAACGGGGTAGTGTTGAAAGACAAGGCCTACCTGCTTGGAGAGGTCCTTTATGTATGGAGTGACGAAGAGGAAAGTCTTGTGGAGATCAGCGGCAGCGGTGGGGGCAACACGCTCAATATCTCGGTGGAATATCCCCCTGAGAGCGGTTATCACAGCCTTTCCACTGCCATTTCCGCTGTGGAG